ATGCACAAGTTCGCGCAATTCTTCCGCACTGATAGACATAACACCTCCGTTAGCGTTGTTCCGTTTATTGATGGCGGCAACAGGGACGGAAACCTGTTTTCGGGAGCTACCCTAGCCGCCAAGGGGGTTCTATAGCATGCGTTCACCTATCTTGGGAAGTGCCTATGTTGCTCGGTCCGTAAACGCGGCGGCCAACAGAATGGTGAACATTTTTCCAGAAATTGTGCCAGAAGGCGGCAAAGAGCCTGCCTTCCTTCAGCGCGCACCGGGGCTTACCCGTCTAGCCACTGTCGGCATCGGCCCGATCCGCGGTATGTGGCAGTTCGGCAACTACGGCTACGTCGTGTCTGGCCCGACCCTGTTCCAGATCGACAGCAACTGGAACGCGACAGCCAAGGGCACCGTGGCTGGCACCGGCCCGGTCAGCATGGCCGACAACGGCACGCAGCTATTCGTCGCCGTCAATCCGCAGGGCTACATCTACAACGCCAGCACGGACGTGTTCCAGCAGATCACCGACCCAGACTTCCCCGGCGCGGTGACGGTCGGCTACATCGACGGCTATTTCGTGTTCAACGAGCCGAACAGCCAGAAAATCTGGGTGACGTCGCTGCTGGACGGCACGCAGGTCGACCCGCTGGAATTTACCAGCGCCGAAGGCAACCCCGACAACGTCGTGGCGATCTTTGTCGATCACCGCGAGGTGTGGGTGTACGGCACCAACTCGACCGAAGTCTGGTACAACGCTGGCCTGATCGACTTCCCGCTGGCGCGTATCCAAGGTGCGTTTAACGAACTCGGCTGCGCCGCCCCTTACTCCATCGCCAAGATGGACAACCAGATTTACTGGCTCGGCAAGGACGCGCGCGGTCAGGGTATGGTCTTCCGGGCGTCTGGCTATATGGGCCAGCGCATCTCGACGCACGCGATTGAATGGCAGATGCAGGAGTATCCTGACCTGTCGGACGCCGTCGGCTACACCTACCAGCAGGACGGCCACAGCTTCTACGTGCTGAACTTCCCGACCGCCAACACGACATGGGTGTTCGACGTGGCGACCGGCGCATGGCACGAACGGGCGTCGTTCGCCAACGGGCAGTTCAACCGCCATCGCGGCAACAGCCAGATGTTCTTCAACGCGACGACTGTCATCGGTGACTATCAGAACGGCAAAATCTACGCCTTCGACCTTAACGTGTACGCCGACGACGGTGAGCCGCAGAAGTGGCTGCGGTCGTGGCGTGCGCTGCCGACCGGCGCTAACAACCTAGCGCGTACCGTCCAGCACTCGATGCAGCTAGACTGCGAGACAGGCGTGGGCCTGAACACCGGCCAAGGCAGCGACCCGCAGGTCATGCTGCGCTGGTCGGATGACGGCGGCCACACATGGTCGAACGAGCATTGGAAGTCGATGGGCCAGATCGGTCGCACGGCCACGCGTACCATCTGGCGTCGCCTTGGCGCGACGATGAAAATCCGTGACCGCGTCTACGAGGTGTCCGGCACTGACCCGGTGCGCATCTACATCATGGGCGCTGAACTGATCCTTAGCGGGACGCGGGCCTGATGTCGGCGATCACCAATCCGACCAATCTTACGCCGCCACGGGTTCAGTTTATCGACCCGCGTACCGGCGCGATCAGCCGTGAATGGTATCGCTTCTTTCTGTCGCTGCTGACAGCGACACAATCAAATCAGGCGGAAGTCGAACTAGCGCCAGACGCAGCGTCGCTGCTGGCGTCCTACGACGCGGTCATGGCGGATATGGCGCAGGCTGCGGACAGCACACCTGACGCGGGTTCTTTTGCGGTTGCGCTCGAAAAGCAGTTCTACGACTTTCAGAACACCGCGCTTACGGAACCCCGTAACGAGTATATCGAAACAGCAAGCGCTGTGGCATCCTTGCAAGTGCTTACATGGTTAGGGCTTTAATATGCCGTTTCAGCAGATAACACCTGTAAAATTAGCCCAAGCCGCGGTCACCGCAGGCACCACAACCATATACACTGTCCCCGCTTTGACGCGCGCTATGGTTAAAGACATAGACTTGTGCAACACGACCGCAGGGGCGTTAACGGTTAACGTGCATTTGGTCCCTTCTGGCGGCGCGGCCGGCACTGGTAACGCGCTTTTTTACGGTGTGTCCATAGCAGCCAACACGACGCTGCAATGGACAGGCGTGCAAATCATGAACGCTGGCGACACTATACAGGTGCAAGGGTCTGGTCTGGGGATCACCGCAAGCATTAGCGGCGGTGAGGCAATATAATGCCGATCACCACTTTCCCTCCTTCAAACAGTGGCGGCGGCGGTAGCGGCACCGTCACAAGCGTAAGCGGCACAGGCACCGTCAGCGGACTGACGCTTACCGGCGCCGTAACCACCACCGGCTCACTAACGCTCGGCGGCACATTATCCCTTACATCTGGGAACGTCACTACTGCGCTTGGATTTACGCCGTACAACGCGACGAACCCGAACGGCTACACGTCAAACACCGGCACGGTCACAAGCGTTGCAGCGATTACGCTTGGCACGGCAGGAACGGACCTCTCGTCTACTGTTGCCAATGGTTCGACATCGCCCGTCATTACGCTGAACGTGCCCACTGCATCCGCCGCCAACCGAGGCGTGCTATCGTCGGCGGACTGGTCGACATTTAACGGCAAGCAGGCGGCGCTGGTCAGCGCGACCAACATCAAGACGATCAATGGCGCGTCGATCCTCGGCAGCGGCGATCTTACGGTGTCTGGTACTGTGACTGGTTTTTGGGCCGCTTCGGTCGATAAGCTGACATCGACACAGCAGTCGACAGTGACCGGGCTTGCCAACGTCACGCAGCTTGTCGAAGCGATGGTCGCCAATGGTGTCTATACGGTAGATTGCTTTGTCACCTTTCAGAGCGCAGCCACGACAACCGGCTTGAACCTCGGCTTTACATCGCCGACGGGGAGCATCTGCCAGTTGGAAGTGGTCGTCCCTATCACTTCAACCGCCGCCGCGTCTCAACTGCGAACGACATTCCCTAACGTCGCCGCGACCAACACAGGCAACGTCCTCGGCACTGGCGTGACCGCGATAAACAGCAACCACACCGCGCGCATATCAGGTATTGTCACTTGTGGTTCCACTCCGGGCAATTTTCAGATACAATTTGCGTCTGAAGTCAACGCGTCTGCTGTGACGTTGCAGATTGGTTCGTCTCTTATAATGCAAAGGATAGCGTAGTGGCCGTCACTATCAACAACATCATTCCGGCAAAGACCGCCGAGAACAGCCAGACCACGCAGTACACGTCGGCTGGCGTCCAGACGATCATCGACAAGTTTACCGCGACCAACTACAGCGTGTCGGCGGCGACGATCAGCGTCAACCTCGTCACGGCTGCGGGCAGCGCGGGCAACGACAACCTGATCGTGAAGGCGAAAACGCTCCAGCCGTCGGAGACGTACACCTTCCCCGAACTGGTCGGTCACGTCCTGCCGAACAATGGCTTCATCTCGACTATCGCTGGCACGGCGTCGGCCATCAACATCCGCGCATCGGGCCGACTGGTTAGCTGATGCTGGAGCGCTCCTTCGACGTTGAGCGCATCAACGCGGTGGTGAACCACCCGGAAGTGCGCCCCGGCGTAGGAGACCCAGACAGCGGCGATTTAGACGTAGCGCCGCTGGTCGAACGTGCTGAACACTGGTTTTTGATGGGTGAACATGGCGGCTTTCTTCTAAGCTGGTCCGCCCCAAAGGTCAGGGAAGTGCATACTTTTATTCTGCCGGAAGGCAGGGGTAAATGGGGCGCTGTCGCCCGTGCGGATATGATTGCTTATGCGCGCGACAACGGCACGAAAATGCTTTGGACTAAGATAGCGCCCGGCGATAGACATGTTGATCGGTACGCCCGCCAAGGGGGTATGCAATTGACGCAAGAAGTGATAGAAACCTTTGGTGAACCCTATCGGGTGTATAGCATGGAGTTAAGCTGATGCCAGTCGCAGGTGCCATTATTAGCGGCGTAGCTTCGGTAGGCAGCGGCCTTATGGCGGCCCGTGGGGCTAAGAAAGCCGGCCGCGCACAGACGAAAGCTGCCGAAAGATCAGCCGACCGTCTAGAGGCCGCTAACCGCCGGCAGGAAGAACTGCAAGAGCCGTTTCGCCAAGCCGGTCTGACTGCGCAGTCGGAACTTATGAGTTTGCTGGGGCTTGGCGGCGACACGACCGCACCCGGCTATGGCAGCATGACCAAGCAGTTCGGTATGGACCAGTTCCAGCAAGACCCCGGCTATGCTTTCCGTCAGGCAGAAGGCATGAAGGCGCTGGAGCGTTCGGCGTCGGCGCGTGGCAATCTGCTGTCCGGCAGCACCATGAAGGGCATCCAGCGCTTCGGTCAGGACTTAGCCAGCCAAGAATATCAGAACGCGTTCAACCGCTATCAGGTCGAGCGCGCCGCACGGCTGAACCCGCTTCAGTCGCTTATGGGTTCCGGCCAGTCGGCCGCCAACGTGATGACTGGCGCTGCCGGCAATCTCGGTCAGGGTGTGTCAAACGCTGAACTGGCCGCTGGTCAGGCCCGCGCGTCTGGCTACGTCGGCAGCGCAAATGCGCTGGCAGGAGCGCTACAAGGCGTTGGCCAGTCAATCGCCAGCTTCCCGATGTACCAGTC